CCTGAGGAGATTTACCGACCTCTTCAGCGATCCCCTTGTAGCGTGCTTCAACTTGCGCCAAGATGATCGCTTGCGCTTCGCTTGCTCTGCCCGACTCAACAAGCGTCTTGATCTGCTCTTTCTGAGCGTCGGTGAATTGCACCCCGGCATTGATCAATTGTCGCAAGCCACGCTCGGGGTTGACAAATGCCACCGCAAGCGCATCGCTTGCTTGCTCTGTTGATCCAATCACAATTGATAAATCGGCAATCGCTTGCGCTGCTCTTGGCAAGTCTTGCGTACCGACCTCAGCCAAGCGAGTCAACCCAGAAATTATTTTAGTGTCGTCAATATTAGTAAGCGCTTGTATTTGGTTAGCCGTGTTAAATAAAGATTGGCTGAGGATATCATATCCACCGCTTACTTTGCGGATGGTAGCGCTTAAAGTTTGCTCGGCTTTAGATTGCTCCAAAAATTTGGCATATGCTTCCTGTGCAAATTTTGCAACACTTGCTAACGCTGTCGCAGCAGCCGCAGCAGGGATAGGGATTTGACCAAGTCCTTTGACGAGGTCGTTGAGGGTTCGAGGTTCTTGTTTCAGCGAGCGAAATTGATTTTTTAATTTATCGATTTCTTTCGAGGCTTTGTTATCGGCTTCAATTACAATCCTAGTTTTTGCCACGCTTCCCCCTCCGCTCGTAATAAGAGATTGTTCCGTTGCGCAAGATTGTCAAGGCGTCCACAAGGTCAGCGGGTTGATCAAGATAAGCGGGCGATGAAAAAAAATCATCGCCCGAGGCAATCGGTAGCAAGTAGGCGATTACTTTATCCGCAAGATCAACCACCTTGATCCCTCCTGTTATTGCAATCTCCTCCGAGGCGGTCTTTAATTTTTTTTTGACTCCTCATTGAGTGTAGAAAATTTTTGAATCTCCTCCAAAAGAGCGTCGGCTAATTCAGGTGCCTCGGTCGCAATCCGTTGTGCTAGCTCTCTGGTCATCACTTGATCGTCGATCGAGACCACTCCCAAAAGGAGAGTCTCCACATTGACGGTGAGCACATCATCGTAGCTTGCCCTTACTTGCGCTTTACCATCGACCAGCTCATACAAGCGCAAGGCTGCCCATTCACGGAAACGAACGGGCAACTTTTTTAACGTCACTTCGCAATCTAAAATTTTTATTATTTTTCGGCGGGCTAATAAATCAGAAAGCATTGGACACCCCATTGAGTAAGGTAAAGGTTGGTGGGTCGGTGACCCCGACTAGATCAACGTTAAGCAGCAGATCGCCTTCACCCCATGAATAAGAGGAGTATCGCACTTTGGGCAAACTGATGACAAGCTTGCGGTTAGGCGATAGACCCTTGTCAAGCGTAATTTCCAAATCGGTCTCAGTTTGATTTTTAACTTTCGCAAGCTCAGTGCGAGAGTCCTCGTTGAAGACAATAACCAATGAACCCGTCGCCGAAAACTTGCCCGCCGTGATGGCGTAAAGTTGACCTTGCAAGTTGAAGCGAAAATCATCGGTCTTGAGATTATTGCTAAAACTAAGACTTGCCTGGCGCAACTCGCCGAACGAAACACCGTCAAACTTGACCGAGGCATGGCCGTAAGTAAACGGCGTCTCGTCGGTCGGGCTCAAGGTCTCTTGCTTAACAAGGATAAAGTTGCCACTTGGCGAACCCGTCAAATCAATCGCAGGACCGCCACTTGTGAGAGAGAGCTTGATTGTGTTGGCTGTGGCGTTGACAACATAGTATTCCTTTCCGTTCTCAAGCCCGCCGGGGAAGGTGGCCGTCCCATCCCGAAAGATCTTGACCTTGTCGTTGTTAGCAAGACCGTGCGCTGTAATGGTGATCTCATCCGTTGAAACGTTGATCGCAGCAGCCGCAAAACTTAAGTGCTGATCGCTCTCGGTCTTATAGACCAGATCAGCCGAGCCAGTCACGATTGACTTAGGCGCAATCTCAAAGGAGAGCGTATTTAAGACAGCTCCAACCGCCCGCCTCTTAAGATAACCCGCAAGCAAATAAGTGAGCGACGCACTCGGAAGCGTCTGCACATTCTGCGGTATAAAAGTATGCGTCCACGGATCGGCGCTCCCAGTGACCACCTCATTACCTGTTAAGAGCTTAAGCATCACCTGCAAATTATCGGCGTCAAACTCAACAGGCATGGTGAGGTTGCCAATCTCGCCCACTCGAATAGGCCCGCTGGCCCAGCGGGATCCCAATCGGCTCTGGCTCTCAACCGTCTCTTGATTGAGCGTCGCAGTGGCACCCGTCTCTTTGATGTGCCGAGTTGGTGCAACGCCCACGCCGTAAGTGGTTTCTTTTCCGATGTAATAAGCGGTCAAACTCGTATCTTTTGTGTTTGCCATTTTATTCCTCCTTTAATATCCTAATTCCGATCTCATTGTAATTTTTATCATTGCCAATTTCAAGTCGTTCTCTTGTCCCAAGTCAAACGTGATTTCATCGACCGTCGAGGCGAAGCTTGGTGGAATTGCATAAGCTTTAATCACTTTTTCAACGTACTTTTCAAGGTCGCTTGTTGCGGCAATAAAAAATAAAACCTCAAAGCGCACGCTCAAAATGACATTGTTAAAGCGCTCATCGCTGACGGTAAAATTTTCCACTACAATATCGCAAGCAGGATAAACGCCTTGACCAATTAGATCAACCGTTGGATCAACAAGGATGGGAGCGGTCAAGGTGCCCCAACTCACATGACTAAAAGAGTCAGATCGAACCGAAGATAAAAATACATTAAGATGCACTGCGTGCCCTCCGTTGAATGATGTTAAGCCATTTAATTTGCCGACGGGATTTGAAATTGTGATAAAGATTTGCAAGCCGATGCCAAAAGACAATAAAGACCTTATTCTTTTTTTGTCGAATTTCACTCACCTCAAGCCCACTTGTCCGAAGCGTTCCACCTTCTCGGGGACGAAATCCCTTCGTGCCTTTTTCAAAAAAATTTTTTGCCACTTCTTCAACATGGCGCTTTTTTTTCAACAGCACCTCGTATTGCATCTTTATTGATTGTTTTTTAGTGAACTCAAGTTCGTTAAGAGTCTGAGAGATCTCTAAAAAAACGCTGGGCATTTGTAACCCTCCAAAATTTTTCTAGCGGACAAGGGAACCTCAAACTCATAAGTGACAGAGACTTGATCAAGGCCCGTTGTGCGGGCTGCGTAATTTTTTGCCTTAAGCCTTGTCAAGTTGTACTGCACAATCTCAAGGGTTGCAAGGTGCACATCTTTGGGGCAGTCCTCACCACATTGCACGGTGATGGTCACAGGGTAACTAAGCACCTCCAATTGCCACCGTGATGCGCCGACTTGAGTTTGCTCATCAATGCCAACTTTGACACTCGTGACGGGGTAAAAACTTGGGATGAACAAAAATCGAGGATGAGCCGATAGTAGCTCATCCTCATTATTGTAAGTGTAAGTCAGCGTGCGGACGCTGAACGCCCTCCCAGTCTCTCGCTCAACAAGATCACAAGCAGCGTCTAGGACAAACTGCGCTAACGTATCCAACGTATCGGGGATTGAGAGATAATTTTTAACTTGCGTTGAATACGTCAAATACGTCATAAGATTAACCTAACCGCACAAAGGCGCTTACGGTCTTGCCCGTCGCCCAGGTAATCGGGCCGACAATGCGGGGCTTGGCATCGTGCGCCCACTCCACTCGCAAAGAGACGCTTGATGCTTTGAAACCAGCTTCGGGCGAGAAAGCAATTTCAAGGCCAAGACCCTCATGGATCGCATAAGCCGAAGCATCAACAAGTAGCACATCGCCAGCCGTACCTAAAGCGGGTTGGATGGTCGTGAAGTAGACGGGATACCCAAACGCATACAGTTGGCCCTGGATGTATGCAACCTTGCCCTTGGAGTTGTCGGCGATTGTGTTGATCTTGGCCATCGTGTCGACGCTCGCCAACCAGAAAGCGCTGCGGGATGCGGGGAGAAGTTTAGACGCCATCGTCGCTAAGTCGACCTCTTTGACGTCGTTGGCGGTGTCTCGAGTCACGTTGATGGTAGCGGAAGCGCCGATGATTCCTTGGGGCTCGTTGGTTCCTGTCCCCGAAACAAATTTTTTCTCCATTGTGCGGCCCAGCACATTCCGAGCCAAATCAACGATTTGAGCTTGGATCGCTGGCGCTACATTAAGGATTTTGTTGGACAAATTAGTTACAAACCCCAACCTTCTCGGAGTCAAAAGAAGCTCGCTTAATTTGGGGTCGACCGTGTCAAGATCAGCGCCTTCCGCCTTATACGTTGGCAAGTAACCACCCTCGGGGCCGTTGGTACCACCTTGATTTAACATCGGCGCTTGCAATGTCCCAAGTGTCCCGCCAAATCGGAAAGCCCTCGAATACAAAATTTGATCGTCGACGATCGCCTGCTGGATTTCCTCAAGGTAGATCTTGGGAATGCTCAAGCCGTCTGTTGCATCTGTCTCACGAGAGACCAAGGCTTTGACCTCTTGCGGTTTCCGCATGGCATACGCAACAAATTCCCCAGCGTTGCTAATGCGACCAACGCTTGGCTCATTGAGATAACCACTTGAGTCGATGTAAGCGTTTTGCACCTCGACCTTCTTTTTCGCATCAACCACCTGGTCGATCAAGGTTTTAATTTTTTGATCTAAGACTTGATCGATTTTTTTCTCAACGCTCAGTTGAGCGTTCTCCTGTTCGTTCATTTGTTCACCTCCTATATTTTTTTTCCCACTGGCGGCAATGATGTCCGCCATCCCTCTCACGTCAATAATCTCGACATCGATGCCCATCTCTTGCAAGTCTTTTGCCGTCAACCAACTTTCTTTTTTCATCAGCGCTCGGACTTCTTCTTCGGTTAACCCTGTTTCTGTTGCATAAATTGCAACAAGCTCGCTCGCAATCTTCTCCAGGATCTCAGCGCTTTTTTCGTGGGTCTCTGCATCGCCCACGGTCCCCATCCAAGGGTCATGGATCATGAGGACCGACCCCGCAAACATCTCAAGACGAGATCCCGCCAAAGCAATCACGCTTGCCGCACTCCCTGCAATCCCAAGGATGCGAGACGTGATCTTTTTTTGATACGGTTTCAGCAGATTGTAAATCGCAATCCCCTCGAAGACGCTCCCCCCATGCGAGTTGATCAATAAGGTAATCTCATCAGCTTTTTCAATTTGATCCTTAAACGCCAGCACATCTTTCAATTGCGTATCAATTCCAATCTCGTCGATGATTTGAATTTCAATTTTTTTCATTCTTCACCTCCTCATCAAACAATCCAATTTGAGCATTGATTTTTTTTACTCGACTCTTAACGCTCATGTTGAGCGGGGTCAAGTAGTCATCGCCCCCATCGATTGGTGGTAAGTTCTCAAGACGTCGGATGTCATTGGTTGATAACCATCCCCATTGACGAGCGGTCGCATAAGCGCGGTAGCGACTTTCAACGTCACCACGCAACAACCCATCAACTTGAGCCTCAACGAAGAACGGTTGACCCAAAAAGAGATCAACGGTTAAAGCTTGCTCAAGACGGACTAACCAGGGCCGCAAGCAGTACTGGACAAACTCAATCGATTGGTGCTCAATGGAGGCGTAGCTTGCCTTTTCAATCAGACCAAGCATGTGCGGTGGGATGCCCAACATCCGAGCCACATCGAGATCAGCAAGTTTGATTGTCTCATTTAGTTTTGCTTCCTCTGGGTTAAGTGAAATTTTTTCAAGCTCAAGCCCACCGTGAAGAACAATGACCCCGTTTCGCTCAAGATCAGAAAAGGTCGCTTTGTAAGAGTCCCGCAGCCGATCGACGTCTTCTTTTTTCAGTGGCGATTGGGTCTTAAGAGCTACAAACGGCGAGCCGCCATTTCGGAGGAGATCAAGGTTGTACGATCTGGCCTCTTGACCCAAGGCAATAGCATCCATTAAGTAAGTCGTCAGCGGTTGGCCAACAACGCCATCTCTTGAGTAGCCCGCAACGTGCAAGACCTGGTCGGGCTCAAGGCGGGTCTTGCCATGGTCAATCAAAAAAATTTTTTGACGATTTTCAACTTTAACCTCAACACGAGTGGGG